TATTGGTATGAAGACAGAGTGGTAGGCTTTAACCGACAGTATGCAGCAAACGGTGTGAATCAGCGAGTCGATAAACTTGTGCGGATTGCATTGGATAACTCAATCCAAATCGGTCAATATGCCGTGTTAGGCAATGGAGAGCAATTCAGGATTGACCATTGTTCACCTGTGCAAGATATCAACGAGAGAACAAAGATAGTGAATTCCAAATATTACAGACAACCGAGAATTATCGGTTTGAAGATGACGGAATTAACATTATCAAGATTGGAGTCCAATTATGATGTCGCAACTGACTAAAATAAGAGATGCATTAACCTCTATCGAAGGTCTTAAAGTATATCATTATTGGCATCCTAGATTGACTGCACCGTACTGCATATGGGCAGAAGAGGGTGAGGGTGATTCCTTATGGACTTCAAACCACAAACAAGAACAGATAATCACAGGAACAATCGATTATTTCACTAAAACAGATTTAGATCCAATGGTTGACAACATCCAGGATGCTTTAAATGAGGTCGAGAATTTAGGATGGAATTTAGATACCGTCCTTTATGAAGATGAAACCGGTCTTATTCATTTCTCTTGGAATTGGGAGATCGCATGAGATTCAGGTTTAAAGGTCTTAAAGAGTATGTAAAGAAGATTGAGAATTTGTCCAATTCTCTTAATGCAGAAGTGTGTGTAGAGAATGCGGTGACAGAGGGTTCTAAAGTGGTATCAAAAATAACACTTGAAGCACTTGAGAAAATGCCTACCGATGATAGAAGATGGGCAACACCGGAAAACAAAAGAAACGGTCTTCGTTCATACGAAAAGAAAGACCTCATAGCATCTTGGGGCATTACACCATTGGATATAAAAGGAAACTTAATAGACAGAAAGACAGGTGTCGATAGAGGATATAACCGAGGTGGTACACCGAATGTTGTTATCGCACGTTCGTTGGAAAAGGGAACATCCTTTATGGTCAAAAATCCTGTTATTTCAAGGGCATCACGAAAGGCTAGAAAGCCTTGTTTAGAAGCAATGCAAGAAAGCCTTAACCGTGATATTGATCGTATTTTTACGAACAATCAGAAAAGAATACAAAGGAGTAAAATTTAATGGCTAATGGAAAAGTAATCACAGGCTACTCAAGACCGTTCGTTGCTCTGTATAGCAACAATGAAGGCACGATCACTTACAGTTCCGGTATGCCTTTAGCTAGAGGTGTTGATGTTTCTGTTGAAGCCGAAACAGGTGATGCAGTTAACTTCTACGCTGATAACGTAATGGCTGAATCCGTTGGTGGTGTCTTCACCGGTGCTACCATCACGATGACCGTTGACGGTTTAAAGGATGCTGCAAGGAAACTCATCATGGGTCTTCCTAATGCAGAACCATTAACAGTAGGCAGCGATAGTGTGGATATCTACACTTACGATGACAGACAGAACATCCCTAACGTAGGTATTGGTTTTGTCATTCGTTATATGGAAAGTGGTGTTACTTCGTATCAGCCGGTTGTCTTCACAAAAGCATCCTTCTCTGTTGATGGTTTAGATGCTGCAACTCAAGAAGAGGAGATCGAGTTCCAAACTACAGAACTTGAAGCATCCTTAATGAGAGATGATTCTGAACATCATGCATGGAGAAAGATCGGTGCTGAACAGACAACTGAAGCCGCTGCGGTAAATGTTGTCAAAGCATTACTGAACATCAACTAAACGGAGCATAAGATGGAAATAAATGGGAGAGAAATCAAGTTTTTACGAACAGTAAAAGCAACAGCCGAAATTGCAAAATTGTGTCCTGATAAGGACATATCAAAATTAACAGTATTGTTTGCAAAGGACTTTCCTACATCCGTAGAAGTCGGTGCAAAGATAATTCATTTCTTGAACGAAGGCTACGAGATGAACAAACATTTTGCTGATCGTTCATACAAACCTCAACCTTTGGAAGAGGAAGAAATACTCTGTCTTGATAACGATACATATGAGTTGTTAATGAATTCCGCATGGAAAGGTCTTAACAACGGTGCTGAAACAACTATCGAGATAGAAGAACCCAAAAAAAAAGAAAAAGAAGAGGTAACGGATTAAATCTCGCCTGGTATCTTTTTTATGGGAGAAAACTAGGAATGGGCAAGGAAGAAATCCTCTGTACACCAATCGGTGAAATGATGGATATGCTTTCTTGCCTTTCTATTTATGAGGGCGGTGCGAAAGAAAAAGCACCGAAAATGAGTATGGAAGAGTTCCTTAAACTTAATTAGGAAAGGGGTGCTATGGCGAGTAAAGTACAAATCGGTGCGGTAATTGGTGTCGAAGGTGCAAGAGAGTACAAAGCACAGTTAGCAGAATGCACGGCAGCAACTAAAAATCTCGCATCACAAACAAAATTGATCGAAGCATCCTTTGAAGGAGCAACTAAAAGTGTAAAAGACCTTACAAGGCAAAAGATCGCTTTGAAAGGAGAAATAAGTGGTGTTGGTCAGAAATTGGCTACACAGAGAGCGGAACTATCACAAGTAGTTGAAGCCTACAAACGTGGCGATGAGAATGCATTAAAGTACAAGAATCAAATGTATAACCTCGCTACGGAAGTTAATAAAACAGAAACAGAATTCTATAAACTTGAACAGAGATTAAAAGAATTAGAGGATGAGAATGCTTTAACTCTCTTTGTAAAAGGATGGGAAGATTCAACAAGCAAGACCGGAGAAGCCTTAAAGAAGATTGGCGATGGAATGACAAAATATGTCACGGTGCCTATCGTTGGTGGGTTTGTTGCATCCGTTAAAGAAGCAGCTGATTTTGAATCGGCATTTACCGGTGTCAGGAAAACTGTTGATGGAACAAAAGAGGAACTTGCTGCATTAAAGGAAGAACTGATGCAGATACCTCTGTCCACGGCATCATCCACAGAAGAGGTAATGGCGGTTGCAGAAGCAGCCGGACAGTTAAATGTTCCTATAAACAGAATTGCTGATTTTACAAAGACAATCATCATGTTGGGAGATTCAACCAACATTTCATCTGATGAGGGTGCAACAAGCATTGCACGTTTCATGAATATCGTTGGCAAGGATCTCACGAAAGGCACAGAGCCTGTCGATAGATTCGCATCATCGTTGGTTGCATTAGGTAACCAAACCGCTACAGATGAAGAATCCATCCTTGCTTTAGCAATGAGATTGGCATCTGCCGGTCATCTTGCCGGTCTGTCTATTCCTGAAATTTTAGGTCTGTCCGCAGCTATGTCATCGGTCGGTCTTACGGCTGAAGCCGGTGGTACTGCAATGTCAACCACATTGCAATTAATCCACAAGGGTGTTGCATCAGGCGGCGAAGACCTTGAGAAGTTCGCAGCAGTTGCCGGAACAACGGCAGAAGACTTTGCCAAGACCTGGAGAGAAAACCCAATCGATGCATTGCAACAGTTACTTGTTGGTATGTCACATCTGTCAGAAGATGGTGGTGCTGATCTTCTTCAGTTCATGGAAGATGTCGGTTGGTCAGGCATTAGGCAGTCTGATACCATGCGAAGATTGACATTTGACTACGATGGTGTCAGCGAAGCAGTAAGAATCGCAAATGAGAACTTCCAAACGAATGAAGAAAACATTTATGGTGTAAACGCCGTAACAAAAGAAGCATCAAAGCGATACGAAGACCTCGATTCTAAAGTAAGCCAATTCAAGGAAAGCGTAAAACAGTTGGCAGCTGCCTTTGGTGATGAAATAATCCCAATTTTAAAGCCAATTGTTGAAGACTTGACCGAAATGATCAAAGGCTTTGCCGGCTTGGATGACAAAACAAAGAAAAACATCCTATCATTTGCCGGTTTATTTGCGGTTATCGGTCCAATTCTTTCAGTTGGCGGTAATTTACTGATTTGGTCTGCACAATTAAAGGGTGCATTCGGTGCTTTAAAGGGTGCTGAAGGCGTAGCCGGTGTTACATCTGCCATTGGTGGTGGTGCAGCCGGTGGTGGATTGATCGGTTCATTAGAAACGCTTGCCGGCACGATTGCGGACAAGGCATATCCGGCACTAATGGGGTCAGGAACTATCAGTTTAGGTGGTGCATTAGCCGGTGCAGCCATCGCTTATGGTGGTGCATATGCAGCTGCATCCGCTATGGATCAGAAAATGTACGAATCCGCTGAAGCGTGTGAGTATGTCGCAACTAGATACCATTGGTCAGAAGAAAAAGTAAACGAATTTGGCTATACATGGGATGAAAATGGGCATCTTGTCGCATTAGCATCTCAAAACATGACAAGCATTGTCGAGTCTGAACACGCTGATCTCTTGCAAGATGTCGATACCATGAAAAATGTTTGGAGAGATAAAGCCAAAGAGATGGCAAAGAACCAAACAAAAGCCATCACGGATGAAACTCCAAACGTTCAAAGTGCTACATACCAAATGGTCAAGACCGGTATTGAAAACCAGGTAGGATCTACGGCTGCGAATATGTCAAACTACGGTGCTGAAGTAGGTAATAACTTTGCTAGTGGCATTAGAAGTGCAATCGGTGCGGTCGCAAGTGCTGCAAGTAGAATCGCAAGTACTGTCGCATCTTACTTGCACTTTAGTGAACCGGATGTAGGTGCATTAAGCAATTTCCATTCATTCATGCCTGATATGATGTCAGAAATGGCTATGGGCATCAAAGACAATGCATATTTGGTTGAAAATGCTCTGTCGAATGTAAGCCAGGGCATGGCAAATCAGTTAGGTGGCGGTCAATCCTATAACTATGGTGGAGTAAATATCATATTAAACGTTCCGCAAGGAGCAAACGGCTATCAGATGGTCGATGAAATTGAAAATGCTCTCGCACAGAGAACCATGAGAAGAAAGGCGGTATTCAATTAATGGATGTCTTAACTTTCAATGGGCAATCATTTGCCGACTTTCATACGTTTTGGGATGGAAAAGACCTCTTCGTAACACCTGAAAAGGATGTTACGTTCTATGAGATCCCTGGAAGAAACGGTGAAGTTTCCGTTTCCAATGACAGATTCAAGGCAAAAGAGATCTCCATCAACTGTTTCATCAAGAATGATTTCCGGAAATACTATGCTGCTCTCATCAATTTCCTTTATTCACAAGACGGATATGGACGATTAGAGAACAGTAAAGAGCCTGACATCTTTCAAAAGGCTTGTTTTGTAAGCCAAATAGAGCCGAATACAGGTGCTTTTCTCAAATATGGGGATTTTACCTTAACGTTCAAGGTTTATCCCCAAAAGTGGCTTAAATTAGGGGAGAATGCAATTCAAATCTCAAACACCAAGTCCATTTTAAATCCAACCTCTTTTGATGCATTCCCTCTAATCGAAGTAGTAGGCACAGGGTCTATCACCATAAATTCAAGTGTACTCACTCTATCCCAAAACACCTCAACCACATTCATTGA